ATGTCCAGAAGGCACCGAATATACAGGTATCCCTACAAGTTCAGAGGCCGCGAGATCTTCATCATCGCCGTCAGTATAACTGTTTATTTCTTTAATCCGGGCAAAGTGGGCCTTTGTGGCGAAATGGTTTACAATAAACTCCCCTCCCTCTATCTCGCAAATATGGAAGATTCGATTCCCCTGGAACTGCATCACCTGTATCCCGCCATCTGAATGGCGATCGCCAATAATAAGACCCCCCAACGTTATGTCGGTAACACCTTCTTCAAATCTGTCTCTGACAAATTCTATTGATAGTTCTCTGATCAACGTAGATTCTATTGTTGTGGCTGATGTCTGGCCTTATTCGGATGCTGTAGTTCCTTTGAAAGAACTTGAGCGCGTGTTAGGGACCAAGTTGAAAAGATTAGACGATGGTACAATTATACGCTGTTCACTCCATTGTGTGGAAGGTGAGGGATGCCTTGACCAGGGCGAGGGCGGTGATGGACTCCATCGGGATATCCTTGGGGGCAAATGAGGGGTTGAAGCTGGCGAGGCAGACCATCCCGGGCGTCTCTGACTTACGGATATATTTGACCGCCGTGTAGCTGTCTCCGTCGGTCTGGAAGGAAAGCAGGTATATTTCCCCCCAGAGGATGCTGTCGATGGACAGCTCCTTTTTCTTATACATCACGATATCGCCGCTCTTGAGCAGCGGGGACATCGAATCCCCCCTGACGAAGATTGCACCATCGACTGTCGGCAGGTTCGGGATCCGGAGATAGTCCACAGGATCCGCGTGCATCTCGTTGAAGATGGCCACCAGGCCGGCGGCGGCATCAAAGTCATATAGGGGAATCTCTTGAACGGGGATGGTCCTGTCGGTTCTTAATTGGAATGTTTGCTGGGGTTCAACCGATGTGGAGGGGATAATCATTTCCCCTTCCCCAGTCAAAAGCCACCCAATATTAAGATCTGGAAAATTAAGAGAAATTCTCTCAATCTTGTCAGGCTGGAGGGAGACGCTAATGTTGCTCACATAACGCTTTGAAAACCCGCATATTTGCTCAAATTTATTCTTGCTTAGTCCCTTATACTCGATAAAGGAAATCAGCCGTTCTTTAACATTTCCTGCCATAAGAAATCTTCATTTATTTTTGAATAATAGAAAATTTCTCAATTTTCTTGCGCAATTAAGAAAATTTCTCTTATCTTTGCAGAAACTTAATTCGATTAAGCCCGGACAAAGGTACGAAAAAATAAGAGAAAATTCAGAAAAATGGCAAAGACACTGACAGTTTACACGCTCTACGGGGATGACGAAGCCCTGCAGATTGTATTGAAGAGACTCATCGAAAACTCTTTTGCTTTCCACTACACAGGCGAGTTCCTGTACGACAACACGCCCTGGGATGAATTCATCGACACCCATTGCCAGGATATCAAGGACCGGCTCCACGCCTACGAGGAGCATTGGGCGGACAACTGCCTGGGCTTTGAATTCACAGAAAGCGATACTGAGTTCACCTTCTATAATGAAGGGCAGGCGGTCTGCAAGGCCAGTGTGAAACCGGTGCATCTCTCCCGGGCTCTGGAACTGTTCCGTAAACTCTGCGTGCTGGCATCCCGGCACGGTGTCAATATCCAGTATGACAGCAATAAATAATCATCGAAATATGCGGATTTTCATCAAGGTAGCGGACAGTCTCCGCTTGGAACTCGCCGAGAAGTTCCAACTTTCCAAGGTCAGCATCTGGTCTGCCCTCAATTATCTCACCTACAGCGACCGCGCGGAATCCGTCCGTCGCTATGCCCTGGAACACGGCGGCAGCATCGTGGAGCAGGACTTTACGCCCAACTGCCGGATCAAGCACACCACCACCGAAATCATCCAAACCTTCGCCGGCGGGATCCAGATCCGTATCAACCGGCAGAACAGCAATGCCCGCGTCCTGCAGGACGATAAGGAGATTGAGTCCTACGACAATGTAACCGTCCAAAGCTGGGGAAACCTGCTGCACCACGCACAGGAGCTGTCCGAGCAGCGGGTAGCAGCTGCTGCAAGGAAATGAGAAGGATCCTGCGAATAGCCGGTTATACCGCTCTCATCGCATTGGGCGTTGCGATTGCGGTGACGGTGGATATCTGGCCGCTTGTATGGGTCGTCGGGTTCCCGCTTGCATACGCGGGCGCACTGGGGATATATAAGGAATGGACAGCCGGGAAGGCTCTCCCAAAGCAGCGGGCCGGTGATTTTGAGTTTCATAGTTGATAGAATTGGATTAGGATGGGGATTACCGCTGGTCCCCGAATCGGGGAGGTAGCTCAGTTGGTAGAGCTTGCTATGTGCAAACGTAATAGATAGCTGAAGCGTTTGGTCGGTGGTTCGAGTCCACCCTTCCCCGCAGAATAGAAACAAATGGAATATTACGGAAACATAATAGCAGTAACTGTGGCTGATTTGACCGGGGGAGATTCCCCGGTGATGACGCGCGCCTGCTACGACAACCTTACAAGACGGAAGAGTGTCAACATTCTCCGTCCCGGCAAGGGTTATGGTTCCTATGCCCTGATAGAGTACGCATCCCTGCCGGAGCGGTTCAAGGTCCGGTTCGTGGAAAAGTACGGCAATCCCGAAGACATTATGAAAAAGGAACAGGCGGGACTTCCGCAGGACCAGGCCGCCCAGCGGTTCTTCTATGATCATATCCTGCCCAACGGGGAGCATATCCCCGAAAACAAGCAGGAGGAGTACACCATCAATGCCAGGGTGCTGAATGCCCTGCAGGAGATGTTCAACACGCAGAAGGCCATGCGCCGAGCCTGCAACAATAACACGCCGGTCATCTGGGCTAACATCTTCAAGGCCTCGGAGGAACTGCGCGACGCCTACCACCATTCCCTCCCGAGGAGTGAAGCCCGCCTCCGGGACAAACTCCGTGAGTATGCCAAAGAAGGTTACGCCTGCCTGGTATCCGGGAAGTTCGGCAACCGTAACACCACCAAGATCACGAAGGCTGCAGAGCGCCAAATCATCGCCCTGCGCCGCTGCCGGGTCCCGGTGTACTCGCTGACCCAGATGTTTGAAGAGTACAACCGCATTGCCGAGAAAAAGGGTTGGAAACCCCTCAAGTCTGAAACCTCCCTCCGTCAGTTCCTGGAGCGCCCGGATATCAAACCCCAGTGGTATGATGCCGTGTACGGAGAGCTGGCATCCAAGCAGCTATTCTCCCGCCATAACAAGACCCTGATGCCGTCGATGCGTGACAGCCTGTGGTATGGTGACGGTACCAAGCTGAACCTTTTCTATAAAGCCTACGAGGGCGGGAAACTGGTTGTGAAGACCGCCTTTGTGTACGAGGTTGCCGACGCGATGAACGATACCCTGCTGGGTTACGCCATCGGCAAGAGCGAAAACTTCGACCTGCAGTACCGGTCATTCCGCATGGCCATCGAAACATCCGGCCACAAGCCCTATGAGATTGTGACCGATAACCAGGGAGGGCAGACCTCCAAGATAGCCCAGGCATTTTTTGCCAGCATCATCACTCACGTTTCCCGCACAACGTCCCCGTATAACCCGCAGTCCAAGACCATTGAGCGCCTGTTCGGAGAGTTCCAGCGCCAGGTGCTGGCAAAGGACTGGAGGTTCACAGGCGGCAACATCTCGGCCAAGGAAGCCTGGAGGGTGAACCGGGAGTTCATCGATGCAAACAAGGAGTCCCTTTATACCTACGAGGAACTGCTGGCGGCCTACGCCAACGCCCGGCAGGAATGGAATGCCATTGGTGACCGGATGGCCGCTTACCTGGCCAGCGCCAACCCGGAGTCCGAGGCCGTGTCCGAGATTGATATGGTGAACCTGTTCTGGATCCGGACGGACCGCCCTTCCCGTTTCACCGCAGACGGCATTACCATCCAGCACCAGAAGCAGAAATACACCTTCGAGGTCTTGACCGAGGACGGGATGCCGGACTACGAGTGGCGGAAGGTGAACACCGGCAAGGAGTTCATTGTGAAGTTCGACCCGATGAAGATGGACGCCGCCCTGCTTTTCGAGCAGACTCCTACCGGCCTCCGGTATGCGGCCACGGCATATCCTTACCTGACCGTCCACCGCAATATCCAAGAGCAGCGGGAAGGCGAAATGGCGCTCATCCGTCACAATGACACCGAAAACAAGCGGATGCGGGTACTCCGCCGGATCGAGAACCACGCACTGGAGCTGGAGCATGGTGTGGCCCCGGAGCAGAATGGCCTGAAGACGCCCGTCCTCAAGGGCATCAGCGAGAGCGAATTCGAGACCTTTGCCGATGCGATCATCATCACCGCCCAGAAGGAGGCCCCGGACATGGTGGACGTGGGGCCCTTCAACAAGGCCGTCAGCAATATGGACTACGACGAAACGGCAGCATTGAGCAGACTATAGCAAATCCTTCATATTATGGCACAGAAACTTTCAGACAAAGAGAAAAAGGATATTCAGCGGCAGCTGATATCCTATGCCGAGGGCTACGACAGTCAGTCCAAGGCCGCCAATTCCCTACAGGGCATCACAAGCCCTGGTACCTTCAACGCCATCGTGAACGGCAAGTTCGAGAACGTGAGTGACAACATGTTCCTCAAGATCCGCGCGGCCATCGCCGCCGGCCAGACTGACGGCTGGCGCCTATGCGAGACTGCGGCTTTCAAAGATGTGGAGACGTTCCTTGATGATGCCCAGCGCTACCACAACGTGTCCTGGGTGGTTGGACCGGCCGGCATCGGCAAGACTACGGCAGCATATCAATACGCCCGGGCGCACCGGAACGTGTATGTGCTCCCTTGCTCCGAGGACATGCACAAGGCCGAGTTCGTGGAAGAGCTCGCAAAGAAGATCGGTATCCGGAACGACGGGCTGACCGTAAGGGCCACCCTGAACCGCATCGTGGATGAACTGGTGAAGAAAGACCGCCCGCTGCTGGTCTTTGACGAAGGGGACAAGCTGACGGATTCGGTGATGTACTACTTCATTAGCCTGTACAACGCCCTTGAGGACAAATGCGGCATCGTGTTCCTGTCCACGGATTACATCGACAAAAGGATGAAGAAAGGCCTGAAACTGAAGCGCAAGGGTTATGAGGAACTCTATTCCCGTATCGGCCGCCGGTTCGTGCCTCTCTCCATGGTAACGGAGTATGAGGTGAACGCCATCTGCAGGGGCAACGGGCTCACGGATGATAGTGCCATAGCAACCGTAATCAAAGACTCCGGAGACATCAAAGACAGCAGTGTAGAATTCGACCTCAGGAGGGTCAAGAAGTCTACCAGGCTCCGTCTCCGTATAGCAGCTGCAGCACGTATCTAAAACCTTATTCAAAACCCTTTCAAACGGCTCTTAAATGGCACGGACACTATCAGCGAAACAGGTACTCCAGATGAAGTTCGATACCGTCCGCCTGGGCGGCGGATGGAACGACTGCGTGGGCGAGGTGGAGACCTCGGGCGTGTGGTTCATCTGGGGGAACTCCGGCAACGGCAAGACCTCCGCGGTAGTGTCGCTGTGCAAAGAGCTGTCCGCTTACGGCAGGGTGCTCTACAACTCCCGGGAGGAGGGAATGAGCCTGACGATGCAGAACACGCTTCGCCGGTACGGGATGGGAGAGCTGGGCAGTAAGTTCCAGATCTCGAATCTGACGCTGGAGGAGCTGGATGCGAAGATATCGCAGCCAAGGGCCCCGCGGTTCATCGTCCTGGACTCCTTCCAGTTTATGGGCCTTACTTACCGGGATTTCCGGGCCTTCTGCGAGAAGCACCGCACGAAGCTGCTGATCTTCGTCAGCCGGACGCACGGGCGCCAGCCGGACGGCAGAGCCGCCTGCAGTGCGATGTATGATGCCTCCTTGAAAATCTGGGTGGAAGGCTACAAGGCTTTCAGCAAAGGGCGATTCATCGGCCCTACCGGGGAGGTTACCATCTGGGAAGATGGAGCCCGCCGGTACTGGGAAGGGAGAGAGAACAAATAACAATCAAGCGTATGGGAGCAAAAAAACACAATTACTCAAGGTTCTACGCCATTGCAAAGGCTAAGGGCATAGACTTAGAGCTGTACAAAGACGACCTCATTTCGGAGTTTACGCACGGCCGCACCACGTCCCTGAAGGAGATGAAGGAGGCTGAGTACAATGAGATGTGCGACTGCCTGCAGGATGACCGTAGGCAGAGCGAGACCAGCGAGGCTTATCTGGCCCGCCGGCGCAAGGCCCGGTCAGCTGTTCTGAACAGGATCCAGCGGCTGGGAATCGACACCACGGATTTCTCAAAGGTAAACGACTTCTGCCTGAACAAGCGCATTGCCGGCAAGCCTTTCGGAATGCTGAACGTCGATGAGCTGGACGCCCTAATTCCCAAGTTGGAAGCAATGCTCCGAAAGCCGAAGCCCCAGCGGGAGGCCAAGACCCCCGCGATGCCGCTCTATTTCTTCTACAGGCCCAATCAACTACCGAACTGATGAAACCGATTATGCAAATCGACCCCGACGGGCCTCAGGGGAATATCTTTTACATCCTTGGACTGGCCACCGCCAAGCTGCTGCGCTACCCGGAGAACCGCCATGCCATTGATGAGATGCGTCAGAGAGTAACGAACGCCCATAGTTATGAAGAGGCGCTCAGTATCATTCAAGAATACGTGACCATAGAATGGAAAGGAGGTGTACCTATGTAATAGTTCAAAAGTGCGTATGGGGAGGCGACAGGCATATTTCGCGTCCAAGCCAAATCTAATTTGAAGGTTGCAAGCCAAATCCACGGGACGCATTTAGGGGTTCGAGTCCCCGACCTCCCCCCAGTTTTTAACTTTTAATTGAAATGCTTATGGAGAAAATGTACACAAAATCGGACGTAGTCCGGCTCATCAGCAAGGAAAGAGACCGTTGTATCGTCATTGCCGGTCAGAAGAGCCAGGAGCTTGAAAAGACCGGGCGGCAAAAGCCTGCGCTCAAAGGGGCCCTCAAAAGAGCCGCTGAAGCTACCGACCAGGTCATGCTGAAAATCTTCGGTGGCAAGCGGGATGAGAGGGTGCCCTATGAATTCCAACTCGAACAGCAGGTTTACCGGGATTACTTCGGGGATGAGGCCCCGGTGGACAAAGTGCTACTGGATGCCTGTGTGTTCCCGTCTGAAGAGAAGACCATCCAGGTTGTCAACGATGCCAACTACGGTGGTGCCCACTGCTACATCATCCGGGAATGCCTGGGCTTCGCCGATGGCCGGACTTCCTATGTGAATTCCGAGCAGGTCATCCAGTTTATCCAGAAACTTGATGACGGCACCGTCATCCCGGGCCTCCAGTCGGAGCAGCTCGTTCTGGCACTCATCGACCGCCACAAGAAACTGAACGCCCGTTTCCCGTCGGCCCAGAACGAGAAGATGATCAAGGGACTGGAGATGTTCCTTGAAGCCAGCCGGGAGCGTGTCGAAGACCGGATGAACCGGGGTGTCATGGGAGACCTGAAGAAATGAAAGAATACCTGGAGGAACTGGCAAAGGAAGCGGCAAGACGCGCAGAGTATATCGCCATGTCAATGCCAGAGCCATCATACCCTAAAGGCGGTATTTGCCTATTAGAAAAACCTCTTTCCCCAATTCCAGGAACGGAACAAGTAATACCACAAAAAAGGATTAAACAATGAAGGAAGAAACTAAAGAGAATATTCAAGGTTGTGGTTGCATTGGTTGTGGCTGTTTAATATCACTAATACTCTTCGCAATCACATTTTTGGGGACAATAGCCCTATTAAAATTTATCCCCTTTATCTGGAACTCTATAATCATACAATGATGGATATCAGTAAAATGACCCCGCAGCAGAGGGCCGAATTGAAGGCCCAGCTTGAGGCTCAGGAGCGTGCCGAGAAACAGAAACGCGAAGATGACGTGAATGCCTACAAGGATCTTGTGTCCGGCTTCTGTCACAGGACCAAGGATCGGCTCCTTGCCTTGAGCGGGCAGATGCGCCATCACAAGGATGAGGTGTTCAACGACGTGGAGTCCATCATCCAGCTGAAGGAGGCCCTGTACAATACCAAGGTTGACAGGCACAGCAACTCATTTACGGCTGACGGCATCACCGTCACTCTCGGCCGCCGCACCAACGACGGCTGGGATGACACCGTGGAAGTGGGCATCTCCAAGGTAAAGGATTTCCTGGGTACCTTGGCCAAGGATGAGGATTCTGCGAAGCTTTACAAGGCGGTGATGCAGCTGCTCTCCAAAGACCGCAAAGGGAACCTCAAAGCCTCTGCTATGCTCCAGTTGGAGAAATATGCAGCCGAGTGGAACAATCCGCTCTTCTCTGAGGGTGTTTCCATCATCCGGGCTGCCTACTCTCCGGTGGAGACCTGCGACTTTATTTCCGTCTCCTATAAGGATAAGGAGGGCAAGGTTCACGCTATCCCGCTGTCGCTGGCAGCTATGACCAAGGAGGATTGAGCTATGCCGACTAATGACAAATTGCCGGATGCCATCATCCGAGAGAGAACGGAAAAGGCGATTAAGAGCCTTTCCCAGGGACTCAAGAAAGAACTTGCCGTCAACGATGCCCAGACGAACCCGTCCCGTCGAGTCAATACATCCCTTTTGGTTGTGGCTGATGATGAGCGTTTCATTGCCTTGGATGGCTCCGCCCACATGATGGGGCCTCTTTTCAAAGAACTCTTCCAGCGGCGTCCGGACCTGGTTGGGGTGGTCAGGGAAACCCTGAACGAGATGTACCGCATTGCTGACCGGTAATGCTAATCCGGGGCGGTGATGAGCCGCCCCTTTTTCAAAACATGAGCAAAACAGATACAATGAACAAGAAACTCAGACTGCTTGTAACGGCTGAATGCCCTAACAAATGCCCAATGTGCTGCAATAATCGCTTTGATATTGGGAAGATTCCCGTTGTGGATCGTTTCGACTACGACGAAATAATGATTACTGGCGGTGAACCCCTTCTATTCACAGAATGCCGGAACCTTATGATAACACTCAAAGATGCCGCCTTGTACTGTGGCCGTTCAGTGAAGCTATACATTTATACAGCAAAGTTTGATATAGAATCTTTCTGTACTCTTGCGCCGATAGCGGACGGCTTTGTCTATACGCCACACAGCCAGAAGGATGTGGAAGCCTTCCTGGAACTCAATGCTTTTATTCTTCTCCACCAGAAATCTACCGACATCAACCACCTATCGTTGCGTCTTAATGTTTTCCCTGAAATAAGGAAGTATATCCCTGTTAATACCGATTTGGCTCTTTGGAAAATCAAGGAGATGCAGTGGATAAAAGATTGCCCGGTACCTGACGGTGAGGATTTTCGCAGGATAAAGAACTTGTTTTCCTTTGAAAAATACAATGATTATGTCAAAAGATAATTTTACCAGAGAATGGATCATCGAGCAGGCGCTTGATGTCCTTAGCCGGTATGAACCAGGCGTCCTGACTATCCGTGCTCTCCACTACCAGCTGGTGAGCCGAGGAATGACAAATGATATCCAGCATTACAAGCGAGTCGTGGCCGCGACTGGCGTTGCCCGTTGGGACGGGAGGATTGCATTCGATGCTTTTTCTGACCGGGAGCGCAGTATGGCGTGTTTTACTAAGGGGGACCCGGTCTGCCTGGAAGATGAGATTGAAACCGGGAAGAGACAGGTTCATGCCTGGATGAACGCCTACTACAGGAACCGTTGGGAGAATCAACCGTATTACCCTGAAGTATTCATCGAAAAGAAAGCCTTGGAGGGTGTTTTTGTCAAAACCTGCCGTTCCTGGGATGTCGCACTGGGAGCCTGTAAGGGGTATCCTTCCTTGACATTCCTTCATGAGGCCTCTATCAGGTTCAGGCTTGCGGAGAGGATGGAGAAACAGCCCGTTATCATCTATTTTGGCGACTACGACCCTTCCGGAGAGGATATCCCGCGAGCCCTGCAGGAGAATCTGGAAAACCTCGGTGTGGAGTCCCTTATTGTCAAGCGGGTATGCTTAAATGAAAACCAGGTTGTCGCCTGGGGACTGCCACCGGCACCGACCAAGGTCACCGACTCCAGGTCCGTCCACTGGGACGGCCTTGGCCAGGTGGAGCTTGACGCCGTCCGTCCGGAGATTCTGATGAAACTGCTGGAAGAGGCCTTTGTGGAAATCTTTGATGACGAACTGTACGGCGAGTTGATGGCAATGGAGCGAGAGGAACGGGAGGAGTACAAGGCCGAACTGAAAGAATATGTTACATCCTTAGGTGATTAGCCATGAAGAAAATCATGTTCGATGATCGGTTTGCTTTGACGAAGGCCGTGCTGGAAGGGACAAAGACAATGACCCGGAGGATGGTTCCGGACATTCCTCCGGTGATGAAAATAGCACGCGACGGGACGATGGAATTCCACCCGGCGACGCAGCTGGAAGTCCGTAACGGGTATTTGAGATCATTCCACGAAGGGTGCAAAGGTTGGTATACCCCTGTACTCTGCCAGCCCAGATACAAGATTGGGGAAGTTGTGGCAATTGCGCAAAAGTATTGTGAGATAATGGCATACCTTGCAGACTCATTTTGCCAGCCCCGTCCCGATTATATGATGGACAAAGCTGCGTGGAATAATAAAATGTTTGTTCGGGCCGATCTCATGCCTCATCAGATCCGCATTACGAATATTCGCGTCGAACGGATTCAGGACATAAGCAACGAGGACTGCCTAAGGGAAGGAATCTATCTGGATAAAACGGCACCCCCATGCTATCGGCCGTTCTATACTTTCCAAGGAAGTCAAGAATGCGGTACACCCGTCGGTTATCATACGGCACGCGAAGCCTATGAGGGCCTCATAACGCAACTTTCCAGCAAGATAACATGGGACGACAACCCTTACGTGTTTGTATACACCTTTGAACTCGTGAAGTAAAATGGATGAGGAATTAGTATTAGACTTTATTTCGGCTGTTGCCCACATGCGGAGGCTCCAGAGAGAAAAACGGGCCACAACTCCGCTTGGCCAGCATGTACTGAAAAGTGCAGAGGAAAGGGTGGATGAACTATTGGATGAACTAACATGTGAAGATGAAAAATGAAAGAGGAAACAAAAAGAACTGGAGGAACTATAATGGACCCGAAGAAAGTGAAAAGAATCCGTAGAATCCTCCGGCATCGGTGGATGCTATGGCCACGGCTTGAGTCTCTCCAACTGCAGGAGGATACGTGGCGTCGGCGTGTGCTACAACTGGGGTCAGTCCCTGGGGATTTCGCGTATGAGCACTACGTTAGGGCCAAGCGCCTGAAAATCCGGATGAAGAAACGTCTCGGAATGCCCATCTGGGAAAAGGGTGTCTGCGAAATCTGCGGTTGTACGGACACAGACCCTTGTTTCAACCCGTATTGGGGACATTGCTGGTGGGTTGATGAAGAGCACTCCCTTTGCAGCCACTGCGACATCTACGCCATCCGGCAGGATCCTGAAACCAGGCACTGTATCAATACCCATCAATGACCATTTTCGTGAGCTCACGAAAATGATGTTTTCAGGGGTCCAGCCTTACGGCCGGGCCCCTTTTTATTAAATTGCGTTAAGAATCCCTGTTCCAAGCCATTAAAAGCGATAACTTTGTAAGTAAAAGTCTTTCAGATGCCCCGGGGAAGAAATCAGGATCTCATCAAGGCGAGGAACGAGAAGATCGCTCAGCGGTGGTATTATTGGACCGAGAAGCAGCGCCTCCGGTTCGATGATGCCCTGAAAATCCTGTCCCAGCAGGAGTTCTTCTTGTCGGAGGACAGAATTATGTGTATCCTCCGGGAGCATATCAAGGAACACCCCAATCCGAAGATTGCCACACACATCAAAATCAAGGCACCCAGGCTGACCGCCGAGCAGCTGTCCCTATTCCCCGACGTGTAGGCTGTCGGTCACGTTCACGTTGATTGTGGTTTCGTACACCTTGACCCTTCCCGGCAGGGAATAGGACCTGGACTGGATTCTGAACATCGGGGACATCCCGCCGCCGAAGCAGTAACCGTGCAGGGCGTGGACCACCTTTTTGTTTATCTCCAGCCGGCGCCGCATCTGGGAGAAATCGTTACCGTGTTCGCCAGAGCTGAAGTGTGAGTCTTCGTCACATTTGAAAGCGGTTTTGAGGATGACGGTTGCGATACCTCTCTGTGAGAGCGGGGATTTCTCATCCTTGAAGTCCACCGTCGATGCGTCTATGAGGCAGCAGGGGAAGAGGATGGGATATTCGTACCGGTCATCATACTGGGCCGGGTAGAGCTGCCCGGTGTCTTCGTCGATGTGGTCGAGTTCCGGGACCTGGAGGCGGAGTCTTTCCGCGATTTTGAGATAAAGATCTTCCATATCTGATTACTGGTTGATGATGCGCAGGATTTCCTTTTCGACATACTCGGTGAGGCGGGTATCCAGCTCTGTGCTGGGACCCATGAACTGCCGCTTGGGGATGTCGATGGTCAGGGTTTCTTTCTTTGTCAGGGCAAGGCGTTTCCATTTTTCAGCCTCTGCCTGATCCGGCCCGCCGGCCCTGGCGGCAGACTTGCCCGATTTGGCCCCTTTCGCGCCTTTCTGGGCGCTTTTGCCGCCTCCCCCGAGCTGGTAGTACTTCGCCCAGGCAAAGCGCCGCATTTTGGGCGTTATGCGCGGGTGGACGGTTCCGCCCTCATTATGGATGGAAGCATAGACAACGTCATTGAAGATGGTGACCTTGGCCATCCCAGGCGTGTAGCCGATGGAACTGAACAGATGGTTCCGTGCAGACATAAGGGTGCGGTACTGGGAGTCTGCCCCAGGAGTCCCGGAGGAGAGACGCTTTGCTGGGGGCCAGGGATGGAGGCCGCCATTGACGAACCCGCCCTGCCGGAAATTGTCCTGGAAATGCTGCTTGGCTATCTTGCCGGCAGCGACCGGGAGTTTCCGGGCAATCAGGTTCTCGAAGTCCGTCACCATCCGCTGTATGTCCTGCTGGAACTTATCCATCGTTTGAAAGGCGTTTGAAAATAATTTGCATTTCAAATAAAATTACTATATTTGCAGTGCCGGGGGTGTACCAGTTTACTGGAGCCTCCGGTTCTTTTATTTGAAGGCCTCCTCATAAACAATTTTATCGTCCTGGATGCAGATGACCTTGATGAAAGGCACATACTGTTCTCCTTCCCCCAATTTTTCCAACCCCTTATAGCGTTTGATCGCTGATTTCAGAATGCCCTCATCAAAGCCACCATTTGGATAAACCAGAACGGCGATCTGGGTGGTTCTCTTTTTAGCACAATGCTTGAGTCCCTTGAAAATATTGTTTTCTGTTGCGGTTTCCCTACCTGCAACTTCGAATAACATACCGTCCCATGTCCCTTCCGTGAACCTCTGCCCAAGGGTTCCGCCCCTTTCTTTTTCAAGAATGACAGCATGACCATTCCTACGGCCTACGTTCTGAGCCGTCTTCTCATACTTGCCGCCCACTTTATCAAAATTGTGCTCTTTGTGCGAAGCAGACATACCGCCTGATATCCGGTCATACTTGACGTGCCCGTAGTTCTTATCCTCTTTGAGGCGGCGATATAGTTCTTTGTTCCTCCTGGCGTTGTCTTTCCGGGCCAGTTCATTGATGCAGGCCCGGATGAACGGGCAGTTGTAGCAGTCCTTTTTCCGGTCATAGAACATGGATGCAAGGCGGTTCCTGACGCTGGCGTTGTAGAACCCACAGTGTGCGCAGTCAGACGGGAAGTAAGGATGATCGTCCGAGAACACTTGGCCGGTCTTGGCCGGATTGCCGCCAAGGCCCGGAGACGGCGGGGCGATATCATCCCCTCCAAGGCCGGTGTTATCAGTCACAGGGCTATCGGTGGACTGCCAGCCGCATTGGCATCCCCATTCATCTCCGGGCTTGTGCTCCTCCCAGAACGGGTCGTCAATGGGCCATATGTGGTTGTAGAACGGCATATGTGACTCCCGGGGATTGACGGCGGTACTGGGCAGCCATTCAATATTCGGGAACACGTCGGCCTCCTCTATGAACTGCCGCATCTCGGCGGCGCGGTGCGCCCGCCGGATGGCGGTGTCGTACTCCGTCCGGAGCCAGGCGTTGACGTGGTGGTCCACGATGCCCTCCGTGTCCTTTTTGAACTGTTGGAAGGTCTTGACGTTTCCGTTTTCGTCCAGCAGCTGGGATGCCATGTCACGCCCCATCCTGTGAGCCTTGAATGCAGCGAAGACCTCGGTATTGGTGCGGAGCTCCTTCAGGAATCCGCTTTCCCCGGAAGGGGCCTGGTACCCGGCCTCTACGCCACCCACCATGATACGGCTGACTTCCCGGAAGAGGCCGGCATCAATCTGGGTGCGGGTGTTCAGCTTTCGGCTCTGAATGTTGCGAAGGGCCGTCTCTATGATGCTGGAGTCGAAGGTGAAGGGAACGGACGCCTTGTGGTCATCCGCAGCCTCGCTGTAAAGGGCATCTACTACCAGTCTAAATCCGCCCCGCTGCCCGGCAGGGCTCTTACGAAAAAACGGGCCATCCGGTTGAAGGCATTGTCCTTCTTTCCGTCCTTGCCTTTTCCGGGTTTTGCAGGAACCCGCTTTTCCCCGGTACCGTCCGGATCATCGCCATCCCCGCCGGCCTTCCCAGGATCCTGCGGGTCATCGTCATCATCGTCGGGAGAAAGGAGGCTTGGTGCCTGGTGGGCTTTCTTCAGTTCCTCCTTCATTGCCTCGTAATCCTTTGGTTTCGGGATGCCGAACTCCTCATAGAGATAGTCGTCATCAATGGGCAGGAGCAGGTCGTTCCGGAGGGTTTTGAGGACGTTGACCTTTTCCTGGCTGTTCTTGCTCTTGGGCGGGACAAAGAAGAATTCGCCGCCCTCGGTGTTAATGCCCAGGCGGGCGAAGGTCTCCGTCATCTCATAGTTCAGGATGTTCAGGATGGCCTGCTTGACAAAGAAGTTGATATCCTCCTCTCCCTCCTTCTGGACGGTGCCCAGGGCCTGGGTGCCTTTATCCCCGGCTTCGGTGGTAAGGGTGTTGCCGGTAACGGTCTTGGATATCTCATTGTTGCAGTAGGTGCCGAGTTTCTCGTACAGGTCGCCGCCCCCGGCCACGTTCTGTGCCTGGATGAGGTTGAGTTCCGTGCCGCTGGGGTGGACGATCACGCCGGCGCCGCCCATCTCGGAGATATCCTTCAGCAGCTTCTGCCGGGCTTCCTCATCCCAGGCGTCGTAGGTTCCTTCGCGCACCGGCCGGCCGAAGATCTCGGCGAAGTCTGCCCAGTCGCCCACGTTATTCCGTTTGAGGACCACCCAGAAGGCGGCGACGGCAAGATTTCCGATCATCCGGGGCTTTCCGATGTACAGGAGGTCATCGAACTCATCCCAGCTCTCGCCGGTGATATCGCCCTGGTGGTGGAGGATAACGCGGTTGATGGCGTCCACGTTTTTACGGGGGATGAGGTCGTAGTTGATCCATCCTTTATCATCGCGGTAGAACTGGAAGAGGGAACCGCCCACGCCCTCCCATTCGTGGTCGTACAGGTCGCCCAGGAACTGGAGGAACCATGGGGACTTGATGTGTTCCTGCATCGCCTCATCCACCTTGCCGTCCCGCATGAACTGGATAGGCGTGGAGAGGACCGCCGCCTTCTGCTTACGGAGGACGGAGAAAAGGTGGCTGTCGAGCTTGACATCCTCATACAGGTCGATGAGCTTTTCCCGACGGGGATAGTCGATGACCTCGGCCGAGCGGATGGCATTCATATAGACGCCCACGTCCAACCCTCCACGCCTGGTCTGCCGGAGGATGATGGTCGGGGCCGTGACGTTTCCGGCGTATCCGCCGGAGGTAATGCGTCTTTTACTTTTCTTTGACATATCAGAAATGGTTTACTCTCTTACGGTCGCTCCGCATCTGGAATTCCGGGGCGGAGGCGGAGCCATCCTCCTGTGTGAGCCTGTCGAGCCCCTCCACGGTGACTTCCCCCTTCTGCACCCCTTTGAGCCACTCCACGGCCCGCTCGTAGCGATCGATGCGGGTCTGTGTCATCAGGCCCTCCCGGATGGAACAAAGGTGATAAACGGCGATGTCCTTTGCGAACATCAACAGGAGATTGTGCCGGGCGTCGCCTTCTGCGGAGAAAGCCTTCTCGCAGTCGTATCGGGCGGACAGGTAGCCCTTCATCTCGGAGATGGCCTGGTTCTCGACGATCTCCAGTATGTTTTCATCCTCCCGGATCACGCGGTCGAGGAACTCGGTGCGGATGGAGGATGGGTAATCGGCTTTGGTGATGAAATTCGTTGCTGCCATGACTATTGTCTGTTTTTGCTCTTGCGAGCGATTGTCTTGTATGATATGTAGGAGGAGGGCAGGAGTTCCTGGATCTTCTGGTCTATAATCCAGTTGCCGCCTTCAAGGCAGTCCATGCCGTCCGCGTGGAATTTCAAGGCCATCGTGAAGTATTTGAACTCATCATCCAGCAACTTCATATTCGGGTCCTCTTTCTCTGCGGCATTCAGGATAAGCAGGCCTTCCCGGTTCAACGGTTCAAGGTGAGCTTCAATGCGGGTGGCTTTGTCGCCTTTGTCCCGGGTATCCGGGGTCACAGACAGTTCAATGCCCGTGCGCCTGCGCTCCTTGGCGATAGCGGGACGGAAAACCTGCTGGAAGACAGGATCCTGCAGGGAGTTGTTTTCCTGATATATGTAAACCGGTTTCCCGGTCTTCATACGCGCCAACTGGAGGAGGGAGAAATAATGGCCGACGAACTCCGCCGTGGTCATCTTCCCAAGGAACCCTTTGATTACATACAGGGTGGAGTCCAGTTTGCCAAGCAGAAACATTGCTTTCTGGGAGCCTTTCTTGTTTGCGGACGGTCCTTTGGATTCGCTGGTGGTGGGGTCGGCATAGATGACCAGGAACGGGAACCGTGACAACGTGGGCACTTTGCCCCATTTGGTCGAAGGGAAGATCTTCCCCTCGGTGAGCGGGTTATTGAAGTATTCCCCTTCCTTGGCCTTCGTGCTGATCTTGGAGAGGACCTTATCAATCATCTCCTCCGTGTTCTTTTCCGGCCAAGTGCTCTTTCCGTGCTCATCCCGGATGTTCACGATATCCCAGTGGTCGGCTTTCTTGCCGGCACGTGTAATGCAGCAGTCTTCGGCGATGATATTCCCGCACCAGAGGATAAGGGTAGGCGTGGAGATGGAACGGGTCGGATAGACGGCCTTTTCCCACCAGTCCCAGTTTTTATCGAGGACATCGATGTTCCGGCAAGCCTCATCGGTATCAAAGTCATCCTGATACAGCACGTCCGGGCGGACGGCCTCGTTGCGGAGGCCTCGGGGAGCATTACCGGCACCAATGGCCAGGAACATGGCCCCGCCCTTGGTCTTGAAACACTTTTCCTCCCAATCGCCCAGGGACTTTTGTTCCCCGTAATACTGGATGATGCGGCGGTTCGCCTCGAAGTTGGCCCGGTACGGGGCGAGCAGGCGTTTGGCAGCATCCTCCGTGGCAGAACAGAGCAGAATCATCTTCCGCTTGCCTGTCAGTACCAGGAACATGATGATCATCATCACGACGGTACTTTTTGCCAGTTCCCGGGACCAGGACAGGACCTCGTACCATTCGTCGTTGTTCAGGATCCGGTTGATTGCCCTGATATGGAACTTGGCAAACGGCGCTTTGGCGTAGCCCGGGAAAAAGAACTTCATCCATTCGACCGGGTGGGCTTCCAGGTAGAGGCGGTGCTTCTCAATCTCGGCCGGGGTCATCGACTCATCAATCGGCGTATCCTCGTACACCGATTTCTTGATTTCCTCCCACAATTTGAGAGCATCTCTTTCAATCTGCTTCATGGGCTACAGGAGGGATTTGATGAACTTATCGAAAGCCCCTACAAAGGTCTTTGTCAGGTCGGGGTCGACGGGACGGAGCCATTGGATGAAGCGGTTGCCGACGGATACGACGTCGTGGATGCCCACGTCGTTCTCCAGTTTGTTGATGGCATCCGTCAGTTTGCAGATGATGTCCGCTTCCCGGGCGGTCGCATACCTGGGCCCGTCCTCCGGTTTGCGGTCCCGGATGGTGTTGTTGATTTCGGAGAGCTGCCGCTGCAGGTTCTTGATCTGTTCCTCGCGGGTCATCGTCATCGATACCTTGAGTTCATCCCACTTGCCTTTCTGGATCCAGCGGATGACGGTCTGCCTGGACACGCCGACGGTGTCTGCGATTTCCTGCTGTGTGCGGTTCTCGTAGAGATACATCGACTTCGCCCACTGGAGACGGGTGTTGTCTTTATTGGTTTGCGTGCGGTCCATAACCTTGTTAATTGATTCACTTGCAAAAATGACCGATTAAGGCGGGTGGAGCAAATTCCAGTTTTATGATACCCGATAAAAACGACATGATAACGCTCAGGAACGGTATGATAAAACCCAAATTTTCATAGGTCAAGATAACCCCTCATTTTTGCGGAAAACAGACGCGAAATGAAAAATATCTTCAACATCATAGCGAACCCCGACAAGCAGGGATGCACCATCCTCCTGTACGGGGAGATTGGCGATTATGCGGAGGTCAAGGCGCAGGACATCCTTACGCAAATCATGGAGGCGGAGGCCAAGTACAAGAGCATAGACGTCCGCATCAACTCTATTGGCGGGCAGGTCGGGACCGGTATCGCCATCTTTAACGCACTCAAGGCATCGAAGGCCGATATCACTATTTATATTGACTGCCTGGCGGCATCCACCGCCTCCATCATTGCCGCCTGCGGACGCACGGTGAAGATGAGCCGTTATGCACGGATCCTCATTCATAAGCCCACCGGCGGAATCTGGGGAAATGCCGATGAGATCAAGAACTACCAGGAGCAGCTGGTGGAGATTGAGAATACCATCTGCGACATCTACTCCAAGCGCACAAAGATGTCTGTGGAAGATATCCGTTCTACTTATATGGACGGGAAGGATCACTGGCTGGACGCGGAAGAGGCTCTCCGGCTTGGTTTCGCCGACGAAGTGTACGATGATCTCCCCGTTAAGGCGGAAGATATCCTGAACCTGCCAGTTGACCAGATGTGCGGCCTGTTCACCGACCGGTATGTGGAAACCTTTAATCATCAACATAAATCCCACAACAAAATGTTTGAAACGATCAAGAAAATGCAGCAGTTCAGCGATTGCGCTGACGAAGCTGCCGTAATTGCCAGGCTGAACGAAATCAGCAAGAAGGCAGAAGCCTACGACACCCTCAAGACCGAGAACGAGACTCTCAAAACCGAGCTCGCCGGCTACAAGAAGGAAAAGAAGGAAGCAGAGGATGCGGCCATCAACGCCGAGGTCGATGCCGCCGTCAAGGACGGACGCATCGATGAGACCCAGCGTGAGAAGTTCGTCAAGATGCTCCACTCCACCGAGGCGGAATCCGCCCGCGAGATCCTCAATGCCATGAAGCCCAAGCGCCTCGTGAAGGACGTCATCGCCAACGGTGCCGTCGCTGAAACCGGAGCCTGGGAGCAGCGCCAGAAGGAAATCCGCGACAACTACAACAAGACCATCTAAACATTTCACATTATGGCAATCGTAGTAAAAAACACCAATTACAATGGTGAGGTCCTTGAAAGGATCCTTACCGTTGCGGCGACCGGCAACGAGATTGTTGCCAAGGGACTGATCCATGTCATCCCCGGCGTCGAGAAAAAGATTTCCATCCCGCGCCTGCACACCGGCAAGATGCTGCAGAAGCGCAAGGAAGATCCCAAGGTCGAAGACTCCAAGGGTAACTTCAACTACAGCGAGAAATCGCTGGACCCGAAGGATTTCATGGTCTTCACCGTGTTTAACCCCCGCACCTTCGAGAACATCTGGCGCAAGTGGCAGCCCAAGGGTGACCTTGTGTTCGCCCAGCTCCCGCCCGAGGCCCAGAACGCCCTTCTGGACGCCCTGTCCAAGCAGGTCCAGTTCGAGCTCGGCACCCACTATGTGACGGGCGTCTATGGTGACTCCGACGATGAGCTCTTCGACGGTATCCTCACCCAGGCCGCCAGGGATAAGGACTGCATCATCGTGACGAGCGATGCGACCAAGCAGACCGACCGCCTGAAGGCTGTCCGCAAGGCTATCCCTGTGGCCATCCGCAACAATCCTCACCTCCGCCTCGTCATGAGCGTCAATGACTTTGACGAATACGACGATGAGCTCACCGCTCGCGAAGGGAAGAATGCTTCCGAGACCGAGACGAACCGTCAGGCCTACAAGGGCATCAAGATCGAGACACTGGCTGCCTGGCCGGATGATCTCATCGTGGCCACCCTGTGCTCCCCGGATGCCATGACCTCCAACCTGTTCGCCGCCGTGAACCTCCAGGACGATGAGCACGTCATCCAGATCGATAAGGTCTCCCCGATGTCCGAGCTCTATTTCTTCAAGATGCTCATGAAGGCCGACACCAATATCGCCTTCGGCGAGGAGTTCGTGGTTCTGGACAAACGCCAGTCTCCCGGCTTCGTGGATGGCGGCGCTTTCGACCCCGAGGCCCCGACCTTCAAGAACGGCGCCCGTACCGTCAACCTGAAGGCTGACAATACGCCGGTCAACCGTACCTACGCCACTTCCAACGGTGCCGATGTGACCGCTGAGGTTGACTCCGATGTGGACTGGCTCGATGTGGACGTGGACGGCAACAAGGTGACCTTCACTCCGCAGGCCTTCGCCTATGACGAAAACGCCAGCGAGTCCACCCGTTCCGCTACCGTAACCATCGGTATCGAGGGCGCGGATGCAACGATTGAGGTAACCGTTAACCAGCCTATGGCTGCCCAGGCTTAATGATTAGCCGGCAACCAGCATCAACTGACCTTTTGTTATGGATTTCGAGATACTGAAGGATTTGCTCATGTTTCTGCTCCCCGGTGGCGCAATCGGGTCCGTCGTGACCTGGTTCGCCACTCGGAAGGAGCGGAAGGTGGATGTCCTGACCAAACTGCAGGAGTCTATAGACCTGCTGACGCGGAAGTACTCGGAGGCCCTGGATGAGAACGTCCAACTGAAGGCGGACAATGCGAAGCTGCTGGCAAACCAGAAGATCCTGGAGTCGAAGATCGACTACCTCACCGAACAAGTCAGAATTCTTACACAACAATTAAACAAGCAAGGCAATGAAAAATCTTATCAGGGGAAAAACCCTAATTCTGCTGGCAACCGCCGCCCTTCTGTCCGTGGCGTGCGGGCCGGCAAGCAAAGTGGCATCGTACCAGCAGTCGGAAACGGACAGCCAGGTCCTGTCCCAGAATCAGTTCGCACAGGCAGAAAAGGCCGCGTTCGACAGCCTTCTGTACAGATACCAGAATCTCCAGCAGGAGATGACGGACCTGAAAGCGACCTTCGCGCAGCAGATCCCGGCGGTCCAGGCGCAGCTGACGATTCCGATGCAGAGTCTCACTGACCTCCCGGAGGGGGCCAAGTTCGGGGACTCCAGCGGCAGAGCAACCATCGAGGCCCAGCGTCAGGGGGACAATATCATCCTTACCGGTCGATGTGACAGCGTAGCCCGACAATGCACCATTTATGAACGCCAGACATTCCGACAACAGAGTACCATCGATTCCCTCAGGCGTGAACTGCAATCCAAAGATAGTAAGCTGTCTCAAATGGCATTAGAACTCGCCTCTAACAGCTCTCAAATGGTAGCAGCCACTGAGGAAACGAGGAAGCCTCCACGAAAGGTCGGCGGCTGGTTTGCAGCCGGAGCAGTCCTGGGACTTGCCGGTGGGGCCGGAGTCAACCTCCTGTGCAAGCGCTTCCACGTGGGAACCATTATCAAATGTTTATTCACCAAATCACGCGTATAGCTATGGAAGGATACATTCACGGAAGTAACATGATCGTCTTCGTGGGAAGCAAGGCCCTGGGCCACTGCTCTACCTGCGAGATTCAGGACACGGCTGAGACCAAGTCCCGTTCCATCAAAGTCCTGCCGGACTACAACGGCGGTTCGCAGCAGACCGATACCGATCTCCAGCCCTCCACTGGGGAAGACACCTCTAAGGACGGTCTCTGGGAGGAGAAATCTGTTTCCAAGCGGACCGTATCCATCTCTGCCGAAGGATTCATCTGCGAAGGGGAATCCGGCGAAGGATACGAGGACCTCTTGGCAAAGATGGACGCCGGCGAACCTGTCAAGGTCAAGTATGCCCACCAGGGCGAGGAGAACACGAAATACCGTGTCGGCATGTTCCTCATCACCTCCCTGAAGAGGAACGACCCTGCCAACGATGACTCCACCTACTCGATTTCCCTGGAGAATACCGGGAAGGTCCGTACCAAGGTCATCCAGTAGATACTATCTGCTGTCCGGGGCCATCCCGCCCCGGACGGCTTTTAACCCACAAACAAAGAACAGACAATGAGCAAACAGCAGAAACAGCAGCCGGCCAACCGGCCGATTGAAATCGAAATTAACGGAGAAAAATACCATTATATCGAAACGATGGGGGCTATGATGGGCTTCAAGCAGGAAACCGGCCTTGATGCGCCGGTGGACACGGAAGACAACGTCAAATATATGTATCACGTCGTCAAGGCGGTTTGCCGCCGGGAGAAGAAGCCTTTTGATCTCTCCTTCGAGGAGTTCGCGGACGGTCTGGACGGCGAAGAATACCTCCGGGTCACGGCAGCTCTTGCCGCCAAGGCTTCCGGCAACACTAAGGAGGGTGACGAAAAAAACGTGTAAGGCCCACCCCGATAGAGAAGATCCTTGGGGTGGCCGTCGGCAGGATGGGCCTGTCTGTCCATGATTTCTCCATACTGACGCCATCTGAGTTTGATGCCATTTACACGGAATGGCGATCCGGCAAGGATGCGGAGGTGCAAGGAGAATGGGAACGCTGCCGGTGGATATGTTACCACATCCTCAAACCCTATGCGGCCAAGCTCCGTGTCACCGATGTCCTGAAATTCGAATGGGACAAAACCCCGGCCAAGGGGACCGGGAAGATGACAAAGAAGCAACGCACCGCTGAAAACAAGAAATTCAAAGAACTGTTGGAACTCTGGAAAGACGATGAGTAAGAGAGCGGAATACGAGATACTGCTTACAGGGAAGGAGTCGGTTACCACCGTCGCCTCTAAAATCGTGTCCGCAGTAACTCAGGGGCAAAAGACCGCTTCCGCTGCCATCCAGAAGGTCAACAGCGACCTGCAGGCGCAGGGGACCGCCGCCGCTGCGGTAGCCTCCAAGAGCAAGGCGGCGCTTGACACGGTGGCATCCGGCGCCGCCGGTGCCGCCTCCGGCATCAAGGCCGCTGCTGACGGGGCCACTCAGTCTGTCGGGAAACTGACAGGGCAGAAGGCAGGCCTTGCGGAACTCAACCAGGAATACGCCCGCCTCAAGCAGCTGCGTGCAGAAGCCGCGCAAGCCGGAGACGGAGAGCGGGTGTACAACCTGGATGGGCAGATACGCCAGGTCGGGTTCCAGATCAACCAGGCCAAAAAGCTGCAGGCGGAGACCGCCGCCCAGCAGAAGGCCAACGAGTCCCTCGCATCCTCTTATTCCAGAACCTACAGTCAGGTGAAGAATGATCTGGAGACCGGTGCCGCGAGCGTTGATTACTTCAACGAGCGGATGGAGATGCAGAAGCAGACCATCGCTGATATGACGGCCCGGTACCAGCAGATGAAAGCGGCAAAAGCCGACTCCGGGGAGTCATCGCGATACCTGCAGTCATTGAACGAAGAGAAAGGCGCCCTTGCCGGTATGCGGGACGCCGTCAATCAATACAAGCAGTCCGATATCAGCCTCCGGACGCAGATTGCTGCCGTCCGCAACGAGATGGCTAAGATGCGCCTGGAGGGCAAAGAAAACACGGCAGAATACAGGCAGCTACGTCAGGAGCTGGAGCGCCTCGGCACGACCTACCGGGAGCTGCAGATGGAACAGACCGCCCTTTCCACCGGCGCCACCCAGATAGGCGGTATCATCAACGGTGTTCAGGGTCTGATGGGGGCCTATTCCGCTGGGTCTGGCGTCGTGTCCCTCTTTGTACGGGACAATGAGAAGTTGATGCAGGTCCAGACCAAGATGCAGTCCGTAATGGCCGTGATGATGGGCGTGCAGCAGGTGGCGAATACCCTGCACTCCACCAGCGCTTTCCGGATGGTCACCTGCAGGAAGGTGACGGAGCTCTGGACGGCGGCTCAGAACCGGCTGACGGTCTCCATCGGGATGACTACGGCGGCGGCCAAGGCATCGATGGCGGTAATGACAATGGGAGTATCCCTCATTGTCACGGGAGTAATCACGGCTATCAGCAAGCTCATCTCCAAGAAACAGGAACAGCGCCGCAAGGAGGAGGAGGCCAAAAAAGCCGAGGAGGATGCCCAGAAAGCAATCCGGACCCAGGTGGCGAACAGTATTGCATCGCAACTGGTCTCCTACCGCAAGTTGCAGGCGGGGTGGAAGGCCCTGAACGGGAATGCCCAGAAGCAGCAGAAGTTCATCAAAGACAACGCCAATGCCTTCAAAGATCTCGGTGTGCGGGTCACGTCCGTCAAGGATGCAGAGAATGTGCTTATCAGCAACGAATCTGCCTTCATTGAGTCCCTCAAGCGCCGGGCGATGGCAGCGGCCGCTATGGAGCTGGCCTCAAAGAAATACCAGTCTGCCATTGAAAAGATGCTGCAGGCCGAAGAGGCAAAGAAAGTTACGAAGGAGGACCGGCATAAAGCTTCGAAGTATGCTCAAGATGTCTATCTCTCTGAGGTTGCTTCAGCCGATGGAGTCCTTGGCCGTGGCGAGGTTACCGGCCGGGAAAGACAGATCAAGGATAAGGCTTTCCAAAGCAAGATATACACCTATGGGGAGGCCCGTGCCAAGGAATACAACGATGCTGCGAATAAGGAGATAAAGGAGGGCGATCGCTACTTTGCGCTCGTTGATAAATATAATAAGCAGGCGGATCAGCAGCTCTCCAACCGTGGCATATCTCCGGCCTCCGGCGGTGATCCCGGTTCCAAGGCCGGGAGTATCGACGCCATCGAGAAGCGGATTCAGGCGCTGACCGCCCGGATGAAGTCCGCCGGTGCCACCGAGCGGGCGGAACTCCAGAAGGATATCAATGCCTGGCAGAAGAAACTGGATGCAGTGAACCTCGAACTGGAGGCGCTCAGCATCCCGGCCGACCCGCAGACCATCCAGGAACTGGAAACGGCCATCACTTATTACGGGAAGCTGCTGAAGGTTGCCGGCGCCGATGAGCGTGCCGAAATTCAGCAGACCATCAACAGTTATACCAAGAAAAAGACGGCTATTGAAGACGGCTTGAAGGCCCTTTCAGTCCCGGTCAACCCGAGGAGCCTGGAGGAGTATTCGGACGTTTTATCTGCCCTTGAACGCAAGCTGCTGACGGCATCTACTGCGGAGCAGGCAGGTATCCAGGCCACCATCAACGCCTACAAGCGGGAGGAGGATGAGATGCGGGCAAGGATTGCCCTGGCATCCACTCCGGCCGTTATGGACAGCCTTGCCGATTATGAGCAGGCTATATCGGCCTGCGAAGCGGTCCTGCAGTACGCCGGTGAGGAGGAGAGAGCTATCATCCAAAAAACCATCAACGAGTACCGGCGGAAGAAGGAGGCTATCGAGAGTGCTCTGGATACGCTTGACGTACCGTCCGACCCGAAAAGCCTGGAGGATATCGGCAAGGTCATCTCGGCATTGGAAGCGAAACTCCTGAAAGCCGGGGAATCTGAACGCGCCGAAATCCAGAAGGAGATTTCCCTTTGGGATGCCAAGAAAGATGCCATCGAAGAATCCTTGCAGCTGGTAGGGATGGAGGATCTCGCATCGATGGTCCAGAACGGGCTTGGCACCGGGGGAGAGCTTGAACTGAAGTTGCGTGCCCGCATCACCGGAGCGGAGATTGCCCGGCAGAAGATTCAGGAGCTGCAGCAGATGGCTGCCGTGGCACAGACCGATGAGGAGAAAGCCTCCATCAAGGCGGCTATTAAGCAGTGGCAGCAGTATGCTGTTCAGTTCAATAACACGCAATCCGCTGGGGAGAAGGCCACGGGGATGCTGGAAAACATGTCTGCCATCGCCAACAGTATGTCCGGCGTTGTCGGGGAGAATGCTTCCGGCTGGCTGTCCTGGGGCGCCAATGTCCTGTCGGCGGTTGCCGCCGCACTGCCGGCCATTGCATCGGTTATCGGCGGGAACATTGCGCAGGCCTTCGCTGGTGCCACGGCACAGTCACAGTCCGTCCCGTTCCCGTACAACCTCATTGCCTTGGCAGCGTCTCTCACCGCTGTAACGGCGGCGGTTGCATCCATCCCGAAGTATGCGGAGGGCGGTATCGCTTACGGTCCGACCATCGGCCTGTTTGGTGAGTATTCCGGTGCATCCACCAACCCGGAGGTCGTGGCTCCGCTGGACCGTCTCAAATCCCTTATCGGGAACACCGGTGGCGGTGGAACGGTAGAGTTCCGCATCGAGGGCCGCACTCTGGTCGGCATCCTCAAAAAAGAGAATAAACGCAGTTCACGCATTGGCTGATGGCACTCGGAGTAAGATACAGAGGTTCTTTCCTGTCAAAGGACGGGGTTGCCTGGAGGATGGATATCCTTCAGGAAGGCTACGGTGGTGTCGAGCCCGGGGGGCTGGAGCTGCCGGCCGACTGCCCGCTGGAGATCGAATGGGAAGAGACCGACAAGCTGGACCCCGTGCAGGGATCCTGCGCCACGCTCAAGATCATCAGTGACCGTGACCGTCAGTATATTGACCTTTATACCGTGCAGGTCGGGGAAATATGCCTCAAGGTATACCGGAACGGGGTTCTGTACTGGACAGGGAGCCTTGATCCGGAACTCTACGAGGAACCTTTCTCTTACACGACCGGGTATGACGTCACCCTTACCTTCTCTGACTTTGCCTGCCTGGACCGCATCGACTGGACCCGGACTGGCCGGATGACCATTCACGAAATGATTGTCTATTGCCTGGGCCTTTGCGGTCTCCAGTATCTGGACGTCGAGAAACTCATCAGCACAAAACTTGGCCTGTATTATTCCTCGCCGATCACACTTGAGGAGATATATGTGAACCAGGAGAATTTCTATGATGAGGACGGGGAGCCGAAGACCGCCCGTGAAGTCCTCGAAGCCATCCTGCAGCCGTTCGGCCTCCGGATTGTCCAGAAGGCCGGCACCATCCATATCTACGACCTGAATGCACTATACGCCCAGACTGCCCGCAATCTTGAATGGGGTTACAACGATGACGCCGTTCTGGGAGTGGACAAAGTATATAACAATGTCAAACTGACGTTCTCTCCATACGGCGATGCCGAGATGATGAAGGGCACCGTCGAGGAGGACCCGTCACAGACGGTGGACTCTGGCCCTAACCTCAAAGCTACCATCAAGCAGAACTACGAGAGGAACAATTACGGAAGCCTCATCGCCCTGGACGGGTTCAAGCTCTACTATGATGAGACCCACAAGAGCAACATGGAGATCAGCGGCGGCGCCAAGTTCTTCCAGATGCGGGCAATTTACAGCGGGCAGGATGAAACGGGGGTAATCGCATCTTTCAAAAGGGGAGATTATTCCGTTGCCGAAGAGGACGGTGCGAGTAACAAAGTGAAACAGCAGCTCATCGCGGCAAGAGATTGCGGGACCATCGCTGGTGGGAACGTGAATTCAACCCTGCTCGTGACGTGTCCACCGGTTTTCCTGGGCTATGTGTCATACCTCAGGATGGACTACCGGCTTCGCATCAACCTGGACCTTCTATTTGATGTCCGATACAACCCTTTTGAGGCAGAGGGAGACTATAATGACAACGCCAAGTGGTATAACGGATTGTTCAACTGGTCCTCGCACGATGGCCCCTACCAGAATATGCAGGACTGGTGCAACCAGGGTTATGTCCCGATCAAACTGACTCTGGTTGATGAAGAAGGGAACGCGCTTTACCATTATGAGAACCGTCGTGTCCTTGAGAGCAACGGTTATGACAATTCCGGGAAGGCCCTCTGGAAATCTGGAGCGGCCTCCTGGGGAGATGCCTATCTATGCTATTATGACTTCGAGGACCGAAAGTCAAAAACCGGGTTTGGAGGTTGGAAGACGAATAAGCAAATCATCGGTTATTACCGAGACGAATTGCCTGACAAATGGAAGACCATTGATGACGGGGAATATATCGACCTCCCGTCGTGCGGAGGATATCTGGTTCTGCAGATCGGCAGCGGCATCCATCAGTTCGACTACAAGCGCGAAGTGAAGAATATCTACAAGTTCGTCCGCTGGATTGCCTACAAGGAACCGTCCATCACCCTCTGCAAGAAAAACTACAAGGAGGCAGAGACGGAAGATATTGAGGATACGGCCTGGCTGAACCGCTCGGCCAAGGAGGAACTGGAGATAGATACAATCCTGGGGACGCTCCCGCAGAACCACGGCGTTCCCAACGCCAAGGGGCAGCTATTTACGAGCCACAACGAAGCCTACTCGAAGTTCTCCCGGGCCGGGGTGGAAGACCGGCTTGAGCGTTTGCTGATAGGCACCATTTACAGCCAGTATGCCACAAGGCACGACACGCTGTCCGGCACCGCCAAATTGCAGCCCGCTTTCGGTATATTCAGCGAAAGGGCCACCGCCGGGAAGTTCATGCTGCTTTCGGAGGTTCAGAATTGCAAGGAAGGTGAGTCCTCAGTAAAAATGGCTCTGCTCACCGAAGAGGAATACCAAGGAATAGAATACAACGGATGAAGAATTACAATGTCATAACGACTGGTCGGGCTGCGGTTCCCCGCAGCAAAAGGCTCCGGGACGCTGGTGGAAATCAGGGTTCCAGAGGTACTACCGTTGTGGCTAATGGTTCCGACCCGGGCGCCTCTTCCAACTGCGACGGTCACTCCCATGCGAACAAAGCGGCCTTGGACGCCATCAGCATCGACAACGCATTCTACCTTTGGCTGAAACAGAAGATCGACGGGGAAGATGATTCCACCCGGCAGAAGGTCAAGGCCGGGTATGCAGATGACGCCGCCCACGCTGCCGAAGCTGACCACGCTCTTGATGCTGATACTTGGGAGGGACACCAGTTCGACCAGTATTTGAATCAGGCCGTCCGGACTACCGATATCGTGCAGTTCGCCAAGGTCATTGCCGGTCTGTTCCGGACCCCGGACTTTGTGTCCGGCATTGAGACCGGTTCCGGCGCGGCCATTGATGAGAGGGGTAACGGTGAAATGAACGGGCTTACACTCCGTTCTTTCCTGAAGGTGCCGATGCTCATCTATAACAAAATCCGCGTGACCGGCGGTGAGATGTGGAACACGGAAGGCGCCACCATTGCAGAGGTGACGCAGGATCCCGGGAGTGAAACGGCTTTCACCCTGCTTCTGGACATAGAAGACGGCGACCATTTGGAGCTGGCAGTGGATGACATCTGCAAGGGCCACTACAACAGTAACGGTGGCTTCATCACCTCCTATTTCCGGGTTGTGGCTGTAGATGATGCGGCCAAGACTGTCCGCGTGGTACTGGGGGCAGATTCGGAGGTCCCCGGGGGCGTGAATGCTGCCCCTGTGCCTTACATGAACATTGCCCGCTATGGTAACTTTACCGATACGGGCCGCCAGCAAAGCCAGTATTTCAGTTCATCGGAGCAGCGGATTGCCATGCTCTATGGGGTGGATCAATACATCATCCAGCCCAGGAACTATGCCACCGTCTGGGGGAATGTGCCGGAATCGCTCATTCCTACCGGTATCCCCGTCAATAACAGGGCGGCCATATATCTTGATACGGTCATCGCCCGGGACTTCCACCAGATTGACCCTTCCGGGAAGGTTATCAAGACCATCCGTGACCGGGGCCTTTGGGATGCTACCACGGCGCAGGATGCGCCATATCTGTCCAATGCCCAGTATCAGGATGAAGTTTATCATAAGTCCTGCAAGTACCGTTGCATTGTGGAAGGGACTACCCAGGAACCCCGGTATGATTCGACCGACTGGCTTCTGGTTGCCGGGGATACGTCGCTCTCCCTTGACATAGAGAGCAGCGACGGGGACACTTTCCTGTTCGGGGAACTGAATACTACCCTCCAGGCGGTGGTCAAGCGTGGGGTGAATGACATCACTTCTGAAATCCTGACTACGGACTTCTCATGGACACGAGACACCGGGGATGTGGTGGAGGATTCAACCTGGAACACCAACCATGCAGGGACCGGCAGTTCCATCACCTTGACCAATGAGGACCTGCCCGTTAACCACCGGACCGGGCGTTTCATCTGCCGGGCCTATGTCCGGGACGGCGCCGAGACTTTGAGTGCATCAATAGCGTTTTAGAACCGTTTGAACAGTATTTGAAAGATATGAAAAAGATTAAGAGACTGAATGTCGTTTATACCCCGCCGAATGTGTCGGTGTCCCTGCTCGTGAAGGGCGGGAGCCTGACCCAGACCCATTGTGCGGAGACGGATGAGTTCATCCCGGACCGTGGTATAACGCCCCTGGTACTCACCCCGGAAGTCATTGTCCAGGATCCGGATGGTATCATCCCGGGCGGGGTGGCCGCGTTAACCGGAGTCTGCTGGTATGCTCTTCCGGAGGATATTGCGGCCAGCGTCCCCAATGGCTCATATATTGGGGCTGAGCTGTCCCAATATCTCATCTCCGCCGCCACGGACGGCTATTCCATTGATGCGGATGGCTCCCTCCGGGTGGAAGCCAATATCCGCTACCCTTCCAGGGTGGTGCTGGTCTTCACGGCCAACATCCCGGACAACAGGAGCGGAAAACTTATCAAGGTGCAGGATTCCGTCCTGTTGAGCACCACGTCCATTGCCGTCCCGGCGGCCTTGACCCTTGACAAACCGGCATCCTGGAAGTTCAACCCGATTGAGGACACCGGTGTCAGGACCATCAGGGCCAGCCTCAAGCTGGGCGGCGTTTCGCCAGACCCCGCGAAGGTCCGGACGGCATTCTGGTGGTATGTGGCTTCAGGCAATACGGAAGTGCTTATCAATGGGGATGACCATCTCTTCTATGAGTCCGGGCAGAATTCCGCCGCTCTGGTCATTGATCCGGAGTATTTGGATGAAGAAAGAATCATCTGCAAAGCTGAATATGCCCTGGAGGGGGAAACCCTTCCTTCCGCGCCTACGGCCAACTGCCTGACGGCGGAAACGGTCATCCGGCGCCGATACCCGGCTTACGACTTTGAGAACTACATCCATGGTGGCGTGGAGGTCTCTCCGACGGCCAGCCATGTGAAGAATGAATGCGTTGTTACGGTTGGCCAGAAGGTCTTGGCTTCGCCCTCAAGATACTTCACTGTTATCTGGTCCATCAAGGATGCCGTATATGGGGCGGAATGGCGCATTCTGGGCTATGGGGATTCCATAATGATTCCCACATCGGAAATTGAACAAGGGGCAGATATCGGGCTTGAATTGGAGGAATTTGAGCCGCTGGGCGCCTTGGCCGATGACAATGATGACATCCTGACGGATGATGACGGAAGCATCTTAACACTTTAGCCATGAAATACAGTTACGCAAAAATACCTTACGCCAAGGCCGTTTTGGTCGGCGTGGACAAAATCCGGAAGCGGACCGCCGCCGGGGATGTCATAATCAACGAAGGGGACCTCTTGACTTACGGTAAGGGGGATGACTTCAAAAAGAAAGTCAAGCAGCTGGGAGGCACCGTCCTGACCGCTCTTGAAGCAAAAGCAGAATTAGAAAAGACCTTGTAATTATGAGCAATGTAAGCGGACTGACTACAATCAAGTATGTCAAACAGGGCGACACCCTGAGTTGTGCCTTGAGAAGCACGTTCCCTCTCAAGCAGTTCATCACCAATGGCACCAATGCCATCACCCCGTCCTTTGCGACGAATAAGCCTTGTATCTATCCGGTCATCCGGAGCAGCCTCACGGCCACAAGGCTTTCCCCGCTGACCAACGGCGTGGTCTGGAGTTATAACGGGAGCGTCATCAACTTTAGTTCCAATGGCCTTTCCACGGCAATGGGCGCCATTGCTGCGGGGACATTCAAATCTGAGGTGAAGACTATTGACGGCATTACCGTCCCGACGCTGACCATACTGAAAGATATTGCTTCCGCAAGCAATATTGATTCCGATACCATCCTCTTCCAGGCCGTGGTCAATACCGGCTTCCAGACCAGCGTGTCTGCGTCCATTGAGATAGGAATTGAGCAGACGGATGGCGAGGCCTTCATCCCTTACATCACCGTGAATAACGGCGGTGTGATAGATGACAACGTCTCCACCCTGACGGCCAAGGCCCATTTGCTTGTGGGCGGTTCCGAGCAAACGACCGGGGTCACCTGGAAATGGTACAAAATGGTGGTGACCGACGGCGTTGATGGATGGGTGGCCATCAACAAGACTACCCAGCAAATTACCCTGGCGGCATCCGACATCAACGCATCCGAACTTTACAAGTGCGAGGTGACTTTCTCCGGCAAGACCGCTGATGCCGTCCTGGAAGTGGCCGATGAGACGGATGTCCTCATCATCTACCCGAACCCCACGGACGGGCACGGGAACACTGTACCGGAGGAACTGAATGCCGATGGCCAGACACAGATTGTCTATGCCCCCGAGGTTCGCAAAAGAGAGAACCAGACCGTCCAGTCTGGCTTCACCTTCAACTATCTCCTGACGAACTCTTCCGGGGACGAAATCCATTCCCAGGACGGGGGCAATATGTTCACTGTCACCCTGACCCATGCCCAGACTGCACAGGGAGATCTCACGCTCATCATCACCGCTTCGAAGTAATGTGCCTTAAAACACTGTTTGAACGCATGATAAAAGCAAAGCACATAACAAGGATTGCTTACAAACAGCCGCCTGAAAAGGGGGATAAAGGAGACCGTGGGGCCATTCGTCGTGTATCCGAATGGGTCTCCGGAACCAAATACTATTCGGGGGCTGATGGTGAACCTTATCAGGATGTGGTCATCTATAATGGGGTTCACTACCTCTGTGAGAAGACCAATAACAGCACTGCTACCCCTTATCAATTGGTTGGGTGGGGCGCAGATTTATGGAGCGTGGCGTCTGACTATAAATTCGTATGCACGAAGGGCCTTTTCATTGGGACAGGGGCTCAGGGATGGATTGCGGATGAGGGACGGATTTACCACACCTCCGGGAAAATTGAGCTGTCAGCAGACGGGTCAATAAAGACCAGCAATGGTAATTTCAAAGTGGATGCCGAAGGAAACCTCACCGCCGTTTCTGGGACATTCTCAGGGATATTACGGTCACGATTTACCACCTTAAATGGGAATGTAACGCTTGGTGACCAAATGAATGTCCTTAGTGGTGGGTATTTGACACTGACCCTTCCCGTAAATAATGCTGACTTCGCAGGCCGGAGGCTTTTTGTTGTTGATGCAAATTTTCCCCCTTATACGAAATCCGCATTGGCAATGTACACCGATATTCAGGTTCCGAGTGGGGCCTATCTGCGCGGGCTTGGAGAGTATAGCGGTGAAAACACACAGGCATATAGTCATATAAGCATTCGCGGAGGCTCAATTGAGCTTCTTGCGATACCTGATTACCAAAGTGGAGTAATCTGGGTTGTAACCGCTGGACATGAAAATATAATCTATAAATACTAAGTTATGGGAAAGAAACAACTCAAAAACCTTGATGTCAGCCCTTCGATGACTGACGCAGACTTCCTGTATGGAAGATCTACTTCTGCAGGGAAGAATGTCAAATTCCCTGTGAACCTGCTCCTGGGGAACGGCTATGCGTGCCGCCGCTGGAGAATAGACCATTCAACCCCTGTTGGGGAGGCGGTGGGCAATATCGACTATCTGAGAAACCTGCCCTCCCTCCTGGGGCTTGGCTGCTACCTGGTGGATGATGCACACAACCGCCGGAAGCTGGACCCTACCAATCATTATAAACTGGCCACTGGAGAGACGGCCAAGCTGGACGGCTCCATGGGGCAGTATATGTGGGGGTGGCGCACCCCGTTCTATATTGCTATTTGGGTGGAAAGTTATTACCTCTATGAGGCAGCGGGGCTCAAGCCCATCCCGGGACGTGAGAATTATCGCATACCGATTGCCTCCTCGGCTGCTGGTCATGCTGGCATCATGGACCGAATCAATGATATATTGTGCTCGGTCATCAATACTGCCGCCCAGTACCGTGGCGGCAATGGTGCAGCCCTTGCTTCCGGCAACGCCTCCGCTGACAATCTCACTATGCTGGGCTATGCCGCCACCCAGATGGGCACTTCCACCTTTGAGGCCAAGGCCGCCAAGCGTGGAATCGGCTGGGGCGCAGGCTGGGACTGGATTGAGACTGTGACCGAAATTCTCTTTGAAATTATCATGGGTACACGCCACTGCCAAACTGCGTTTAACGCTACCAAGGATGCCAACGGGCTCTTCCAGGGTGGTCTTGGTGGTGGCATCAGCGGAATGCCGTCATGGGATACTTTCAACAATTATTATCCCGTTGTCCCTTATTCCGCTGGCGTGGATCTGGCTGATGGTGTCGGGGTAGTGAATTACCCTGTGAAGAATTCCGCGGGCACGACAGTTTACACGGCCCCGGTCCCGGTGTTCTTCGGTCTCAAGAACCCTTATGGCCATCTGTGGGTGGGCAAGAACCGCATCGTCGCAAAGAAGGCCTCCGATGGCTCTTACGACTTCTATGTGGCCAAATCCTCCAAGACAGTTTGGGACTATTCCGATACGGCCAACATGCTCTATGTGGGCAGCCTGGGCGCCCGCGCCGAAGCTGGATGGGATTACATTTCCAAGATGAATTTCAACGGCCTTGCGGGTGTCCCTTCCGAGTGCGCCGGAACATCTTCCACTTATTATGGAGACGGCTGTTATCGTGACGTTGCCACTTCGGGTTTCCGCTCGCCTCTTGGCTCCGGCAATGCTAGCAATGGTGGCCATGATGGCCTGGCGTGCTTCAATGGTAGCGATGCGCCCTCGAATGCCGCTGCGGACCTGTCGTCGCCCCTCTGCGAAACGCCCGATGATTTTGACCCGGTTCCCTTTGTGCCAGGTGCTTAGCCCGAAGGGATGAGGGGCGACGCGCAGGCAAAGAACCCGCGCAGCCCTGAAAGGGCGAGCAAGAAACCCGGCCCCGAAGGGGCTTCAAGATAGTTCTTTGAAATACTGTTCTTTCCTTTCCGTGGAAAACGGCCACGGCGGTGTGTCAATCATACCGCCGTAAGGCGGTTTTTTATATTGAGATTTTTGGAGTTTGCTGGAAATTCGTAACTTTGTGCTGCCTGAAAGGGTGGGTTTACTCTCTAAGGCGGTAGGTTTCGGGTTTCCGCTCGCCTCTTGGCTCCGGCAATGCTAACAATGGTGACAATGATGGCCTGGCGTACTTCAATGGTAACAATGCGCCCTCGAATGCCAATGCGAACCTGTCGTCGCCCCACTACTTGGGCCGGGTGTTTTGTGTTTGCATCCCCGGTCTATTTGAGGGTTGACCCCGGCTCTTGCCGGAAAACATATCATCAAAACGGGTTCCGGTAGGTCCGCAAGGATTCGACGGCGCTTGTGAGAAAAAGCAGACACAGGACACTGTAACACTTAATGACACTCGTGACACTGTGACACGCAGACATGGACATCTGTCTGATGTGGTGGGCACCAAAGAGAACTTCAAAGTAGCCCACTATTGCGCCTCAAGGCGTAAGAAGCGACGGAAGGAGGTGAAGGCCTTTGAATCCAATCTGGATGAGAATGCTGAAAGCCTCCTTCAGCTTTTTCTGACGGGCACCTATCAGATACGCCCGGAAGATTACTCCTATAAGACCATCCTGGAAAAGAAGGGTAAGAAGGCCCGGTTCCTGTCCATGCTCCAGTATGAGCATCATGTGTTCCACTGGGGGATACTGAACCCGGCTGAACATATCATCTGCAGGAGCTTCGATGAGCGCACTTTCGCCTGTGTCCTGGGACGTGGGCAGCATCAGATGGTGAAGATGATTGCCGCTGACATCGCAGCCCATCCGGAACTCAAGGCCTTTGCCAATCTGGATGTATCGAAGATGTATGCCAATGTTCCCATCGATGTGCCTAAGCAATACCTCCGTCGGCATATCAAGGATCCTCTCCTGATGAAGTCCTTTGATGCCGTCTTGGACAGCAGCATCGGGACCCCGATGGGGAACGGTGACCTGGAACACCCTGCCGGGCTCGCTATCGGGCTCAAAATCTCCACCATCAATGCCAATATGGCACTTGCGCAGTTCACCCACGACCTACGACGGCTCTTCGGCCTGCAGGGAAATGAAACCCTCATCCGGATGATGGCCGCCCAGTATGTGGATGCCAGGCGGGCAACGGCCAAGACCGATGAAGAACGGGCGGAACTTTCCAAAGGGAATGACTACCTCATCCGGAAGTTCCGGGACTATGTGCAGCGGGGCATCAAGTTTCCCTACTGCTTCATGGACAATCTCCTGATTCTTCATGAGGATAAGACCTTCCTTCACATGGTCACTGACTGGATTGCCCTTTATTGGGGGGCTGAACTCCGGATGACGATGAACGAGAAATGGCAAGTCGGAAGCATAGCCGGGGATTGCCCCGAAAAGGGCCCTTCCCGCTATTCTGACGGCTTTACCATTGTAGGGTACCGGATATTCAAGGATGGCCATATAAGGGCAAGCAAGATGGTAAAAGAAGACATCAAGCGGAAGATCCGGAAGGGCCTCAAAATGGGGCTTACCTATGACCAGATCCGGATGGCCATTTCCTCACAGTTGGGCACCATGGTACACGCGAATTCTATCAACTTCATAAACAAATATCACATGGAAAAGAGAGAACGTTTGGGCGCAAAAATCAACAAGCGCAAGAGTCAATGCCCATTTGACATCCCCCACACTCAGAAACGGCAGTTTGAACGCCTTCTGTTTGACCCGGATGTGGAAGCCAATGAAGATGACTTCCTGATGGAACTCAGGGCCTATTCAGTGATTGACTCCATCCAGGAGTTCAATGATGACGGGTCCCCGAAAAAGTGCCTTGCCATCATGTTTGAATGGAAGGGGAAGCAGTTCACCTACCAGAATGAGAAAGGGAAGGATGTGCTTGTTGAGCCTGGCCAGGTCTATTATGCCTATACTGGGTCCAAGGTCTTGATTGAACAGACCGAAACGGAATTCAGTGAGGAAGACTTGCCGGCAGACACGGTCATTCAGGTGGCCGTCAACCAGCGAAAGAAGAAATTCTATAAATTCACGTAGAAATGAAAAAAGTCTATTTGAACCCGCAGCGCCCCACTCATTACGATGGGGCGCATTTTATTGTGTATCTCAATGCCCGCCCGGCCCAGTACCAGGCGGATGAGAACTCTGAACCCGTGGAAGGTGTGGAATACACCGGAACCATGGAGGATGGTGGCACCCTCATCGAGTGTGATGAATGGAACCGCGATAAGCTGATCAACGGCATTATCCGGACCAAGTATCTCCAGACCGAAGAGGACGCCATCAAGACCCATCAGATTCAGCTGCTCCAGGCGAAAGCCGGGCTGGAGGAAGGGATTCTTTCCGAAGAAAAGCAGGCTGAGTATATGCAGGAATGGGCCAACTTTCAGGCCTTCCGCCAAGAGGCCATCGACCTTGTGAACTCCTGGGATAACTGGGAATAGGAGGGACAGGCCATGAAACACGACATTAAACCCTTTGTGGCTTGGCTCAAATCCTGGGAAGGCGGTTTTGTCAATGACCCGGACGATAAGGGCGGCGCCACCAACAGGGGCATCACCCTGGCCACCTTCCGCTCCGTCTATGGCCAGCACAAGACCGTCGAGGACCTGAAACGCCTGACGGACGCCCAGTGGGAGCACATCTTCCGCACGAAGTTCTGGGACCGCTGGAAGGCGGACCAGATCCAGGACATTAGCGTTGCATTCTTCCTTGTGAGCTGGGTATGGGGAAGCGGTGTCTGGGGCATCAAAAACCCGCAGAAGGTCTTGGGGGTCGGCGTTGACGGCATCGTCGGCCCGAAGACCATTGCGGCGGTCAATGCCCGGAACGGCCGTGACCTCTTTGAAGCGTTGAAGGCTGAGAAGCGGGCTTACCTGAACCGTATCTGTGTCAGCACACCCTCTAATAAGAAGTTCCTGAAGGGCTGGCTGCGTCGGCTGGACTCCATCAACTATGGGGCACTGACCCTCAATACCAGGCCGGCGAAAACACTGACGTTCTGATATGGCCAAGGTTAGACTCTCATACGACAACGGGGCGGGCAAAGGTAAGGCCTACCGCTTTATGTGCCCCGGGTGTGGATGTATTCACCAGTTCTGGGAGCGGTGGGATGACGGTTCTCCGGCCTGGAAGTGGAACTGGGATGTCAGTAAACCGACAGTCCACCCGTCCATCAAGGTGACTACTCCGGGAGGAATCCCCGGGGCGGTCTGCCATAGCTTCATAACCAACGGCAGGATCCAGTTCCTGACCGACAGCACACATCACCTCGCCGGGCAGACGGTAGAACTGCCGGAACTGGAGGATTGATTTGAACGGAGGCCCAACGGGAGGGGCTTATAAAAAAACTCCCGACCTGTAAGAAACAGTACCACCCACTTCTTACACAAATGCGTCACAGCGCAAAGTCGGGAGTAAGACTCTCGCTTGCACTGTGACGTTTTTGTGCGTATGGGTGGTACACCACAAAGATAACAATTTTTTTTATTCAAACGATATGAGAACACCAATTTCCTACTATGGAGGCAAGCAGACGATGCTGAAGCACATCATGCCGCTCATCCCCTCCCACCAACTCTACACCGAAGCCTTCTGCGGCGGTGCGGCCGTCCTGTTTGCCAAGCCGCCGGCGGAGGCAGAGATCATCAACGACATCAATATGGAGTTGACGAACTTCTACTGGGTCGCGCAGGTTTATTACAGGGACCTCAAGACCGAGATTGACAAAACCCTTCACAGCCGGGACCTGCATGCCCACGCCGCACACATTAACGCCTACCCGGAGTTTTTCACGCCGGCGCAACGCGCCTGGGCTGTCTGGGCCCTATGCAAGATGTCCTTTGCCGCCATGATGGACGGCTCTTTCGGTTACGACTTCGGCGGCGGAATGCCAAAGAAGATCCAGAATGCCAAAGACGAATTTACCGAGCAGATATGCCGGCGCCTGGAACACGTGACCATTGAGAATAGGAATGCGCTCGATGTCATTGAGACGTATGACTGCGAAGGGGCCTTCCACTTTGTGGATCCGCCCTACATCAACAGCGATTGCGGGCATTACGAGGGCGTGTTCTCTGACAGGAACATGGAAGAGCTGCTGCGCCTGCTGGAGACGGTCAAAGGGAAGTTTATGCTGACAATGTTCCCCTACGAGCCAATCGAGAGGTTCGCCGATAGGAACGGCTGGACTATCCACCGGGTTGAGAGAATGATTACGGCCTCAAAGACGGCCCGTCGGAAGCAGGAGGAGTGGATGGTCTGTAACTATGAGGAACAGCATCAGTGCTCCTTGTTTGACCTCTCGACGGAGGATGTAGTAGATTCCGAATGA